TTTGCTGGCATTTATATCTCCTTATACCTTTGCATATCTAACAATGACAATACCTGAACCGCCTGCGCCACCTACAACACCAGCAGATAAATAATAAGAACCTGCTCCACCACCACCAGTATTTGCTGTTGCATTTACCGCAACGCTAGTTCTTAGATTGGTCGCTCCACCACCATAGCCACCAGCACCAGCAGTTGTTTTTCCGCTACCACCACCGCCACCTGCATAATAATAGTTAGACGAAACTAATTGTCCTGTGCCTGTAGCAGCACCCATAGTATTTATTATTGCGTAATTTGTATATCCTGTTCCACCTGCACCTACACCACCAGCACCACCAACATCAGTTGTAGCAGTTGCTCCTATGGCTCCCGCACCACCACCGCCACCGCCTGCACCAGAACTAAGAAGGTTTCCAGAACCACCTGCGTATCCTTCAACTGGTGAATATGAACCTGAATTACCTGCGCCACCCGTAATGTCTGCGCCATACGTTCCACCACCACCACTACCACCAGCAGCACCGTTAGTTGCAGTGTTATAACTACCACCGCCACCGCCACCTGTGGCTGAAATAGTTGTAAGCCCTGAACCAGAAATGGAAGAAGTTACCCCTGAACCTCCTCGAGAACTTGGGCTAAACGCAATAGGTGAACCCGCACCGCCACCGCCAACTGTTACAGTTTTTGCAGTAGCAGTCATTGATTGAGATGTAAGTAATCTAAATCCACCCGCACCGCCACCACCACCGCCAGGACCATCTCCAACATAGTATTCAGAACCACCACCACCACCACCTGCGACAACTAACACATCGCAAGACAGCGTTGATAGTGGAGTAAATGTTCCAGAGGCTAAGAAGGTATGGTAATAATAACTTGAGTCAGAAGTTACATAACCGCCAGTTGCTTTAGCGCCACCTTCTGCAAGGACTCCGTAGAGTGAGAAGGAACTGCCAATTTGTAGCGTTCCTGAGGAGTTGATTTTTATGCTTGTTATTGCAGCAGTGCTGCGCCATAGTCCAGCCATATTATCTACTTCATAGTCTGCGCTAGACCCTTTAGAAAGCAAAGTTTTATATGTAGTTGCATTGCTATAGTTTTGGAATTGGCAAATTGTTGTATTGAAATTTGATGCTGTTGTATATCCAATAGTTATACTAGTTTGATTTGAATATCTAGCAGAGCCAGCAACAGAACCAGTGCCATATAACAATGTCCAAGAATAGTTACTCGCAGTATCGCCATTGAATTGAACAGATATACCACTTGTAGCAGATGATTTGAAGTTAGCAACTAAAACTAAATCAGTATAAGTTCCAGCAATAGAACTAAAAGTAAGATTAGTAGCAGTGCTTGTCAGTGTATTAGTTGCTAGCGCTACATAAGTATTAGTTGCCATATTATTTTACTCCGTATAGGGCGAAGGATGAGTTGGTTGGAAAATTAGCGCCGCCTGAAATTACAAATACGATATTAGTAATGGCTGCTGTATTCTTCCATAAAGTAGAATTCAAACCCACACGACCTGAGCCGTTTGCATCGTAACCCGATAATGTTCGTATGGTCTTATATTTATTAGTATTTGTGTAATCTAAAATATCTACAACGCTGCCTGAAAAGTTAGTGCCTGTTCCTGACACGTCAATAACTGTATTAGCATTAGAAGAACCACTAAATGCAGTAGAACCATCGCCATAAAGCCTGTGCCAATAGTAATTAGTTGCAGTTGTATCTGAGTTGAGTTGTATAAGAATTGAGTCAGTAGCAGCACCACTTGAACCTGTCATTATGCGTACTTGTAGGTGTGTATAAGTAGCAGGAATACCACTGAAAGTAATGCTAGACGCAGCAGCAGATAGAGTTACGCTGGAAATAGAGTCATAGGCACCAGCAGGTGCCCACAGATTGCCAGAGATTGCTGAAGCCATAATTCCTAGCATTGGCATTAGGCTAAGTCTCCAAACACTATCCAACTATTTGCAGCAAGTTTCTTGCAAGTTGCACCAGAGTTGGCTACACGAAGTTTAGGTGTGGCACTGGTAGCACCAGTTGAGATAACAGTTGTTGTGCCAGGAGTTACTGCACCAATAGTAGGTTGTCCTGCACCTGTAATCCAAAACACGTTGATTTCAGTACCAACTGCAAAGTTGAATGTAGCATCGGTTGGAATGTTGAACTGCTGAGTAGCAGCATTGTTCATTGAGAAGATGTTACCTTCATCGCCAGATGCAAATGTATATGCAGCAGTCTTAGCACTATAAGTGCTAGAGATTTTAGGGCTAGATATTACTGGGGTTGCAATAGTAGGGCTAGTTCCAAAGACAAGAGCACCTGAGCCAGTCTCATCTGAGATAACACCAGCAAGTTCAGCAGAGGTTGTAGCAGCAAGAGTAGATATTTTATCTGTAGTTACTACTAAAGTCTTAGTTGACGGAATAGTTGTGCCATTGATAGATGTGGCTGTAGCCACACCAAGCACAGGGGTAATAAGTGTTGGGCTATCATCTACTACAAACTTAGTACCAGTACCTGTTTGAGAGGCTATAGAGGTTGCTGGACCAACAGATGTAATAACACCAGTCAAGTTGCTAGGAGCAGTTGTAATGCCATCTACGTAACCTTTAGTGGTTGCATCTGTAGATACAGTAGGTGTTCCAAGACCTGTAATCTTGTTAGTTCCCATAGCCAAAGCACCAGTCATAGCCTGTGTGCCATCGCGTAGTACTACAGATGTAGCAAATGAACCGCTGCTATTGATAGCAGTTGCAATTTCACCCAATGTATCAAGTGTTCCAGGAGCACCACCAACAAGGGCGGTAATCTGTGTATCTACATAACCTTTATTTGCGGCATCGGCTGCAGAAGTTGGTGAATCAAGATTTGTAATCTTCTGACTGTTTACTGACACAGCAGCAGATGGTGCAGCCATTTGGTCTAAACGAGATGTACGTACTTGGGTGTCAAAGTCTGAGACAGTTGATGCAGTCTGTGTGCCTGTGTGGTTAGCACGGGCTAATGGGTCAGTTGCTAGTTTAGATAAAGCAATTCCTGCAGCAGTATTTATATCTGCATTTACAATTGTATCATTAGCAATATCTGCAGAAACAATAGCGCCAGTCAAAGCCAACTTGCTGTAAGCAATAGCAGCAGATGCGTTTATATCTGCATTGACCAGAGTACCGTCAGTAATCATTGCTGAGGTAATACCTGAAATAGTATTAGAGCCAGCGGCAATAGTCTTGTTGGTAATAGTCTGAGTATCTGTTGTTCCTAGAACAGCGCCAGTAATTCCGTGTACACCAGTTGAAGCCTCTTGGTGGTCATTGGCATCTTGATAGTCTCTACCGATTGCCATATGTCGAACTACTGCGCCAGCAGAGTGAGCAGAGCCTGTACCAGGAGTTGGACCATCTACACCACGAGTAATATTTAGTGTGTTACCAGTACTGTATACGGTAACATCTACAATTTCTTCAAGTGATGTATCTGGGTCAATGACAACTGTGTAAGTTTGTGTGCCAGTAAGCGTCTTGCCACCCATAAGAGAAGCGCCATTGACAACAGACATTGTGCCAGCAGTCGAAGTAATGGGAGCACTCAGCGTTGTCTGTTGAGCACGTGAGGAGTATTTTCTAACTGTCATTGAAGTTCCTTATCGACGACTAAAGTGAACACGGGGTGGGTAGTTTTGCTGTTGTGCTTTTGTTTCTTCATTGAGGCGTTGTGTGTATAGAGCATAAAGTTGTTTAGTGGCACTCTGTGATGCACCGTATGGGCGCTTGCTATCTGTCTCATCAGCCTGTGGGCTAACCTGTGCAGCACGTGCTGGGTCTAGGAATGAGAGCAGGCGATAGGCTGTTCCAAGGATTGTTACATCACGTGTAGATTCTGGTAATCCTGTCTGAGTTGAGTAGTCTTGGGCATTAGTTGTAAATGCTTCTGGGTCTGTCGCATATGTAACTTTGACTGTGCGCCCTGAGATAGGCGCTTGACCAAGAGTAATTGTTTGAACAGTATCTGTTCCAGTTACATATCCAAATGCCTCAGGATTTGCAATAGAATCGAAATCCCATTTGCGTAGTGGAATCCATTCCTTAGAAGGTCCAATGCTTTGCCACGAAACTGTCAAGATATTCTTGATGTTCAAGTTAGCGAAAGCATAAGTAGATACTGCTGCGTTGAAAGTAAATGATGTTGATTTGACTGCAAAGATGTTTGCTCCAAGGGAGCGGATTGTATCGTTGATTGCTCGCTTGACGCTAAAGCGTGGGAAGGTTGGTGAGATGGAAACCTTGACATCTGCGCTGTGAGTTGCTGCAGTTGTTCCTAAGTATCCGCGACCATAGGGAGCAATTGTTGCTGTATTGGAAACGCGGTCATATGAGTCTACCCATAGAAGTTCTTCATCAATCTCGATGACTCCCTTGCCCACACTGTCAGTTGAACCAAGAGATACAACTAATGGGGATGCTGCAGAAGATGTTGTAGTTGCAATAGCAGTCTTTAGATAGGTAGCACGGTCCTGTTGGAATGTGTATCCTGCAAGATTGATAAGTACTTCATCAATCATATTGCTTAGGGTAGTCGTCACGAAGATATTCTCCTTAGTGCCTCAGGTGCTGCAAGTCCAGTAGTTCCAGCAAGTTCATTACATACGCCATCAATGTCTTTGAAAGCAGCAGGTGTCCTTGATGTGCTTACTTTGTAATTCAAGGCACCGACTACACCACGCACTGCTGCGCCAGTTAGTCCCGCCCAAGCATTGGCTGCGCCTTGCTCGTCTTTGAAAACGTTACGGTTAGGATACGTTCCACCATTTGCCAAGCGGTTGAGTTCCGCACATAGCGGACTACCAGGGGTACCTACTGCCATTATTTTTTACCCTTGTTTCTATTAGATATTGCTGCTGCCTTTTTCTTAGCATCAGCCTTAGAACTGGCACCCCAAGCCTGTAGAGATAAAAGCAAACGAGTTGGCTCACCATTAGGTTTGCGTTCTGGTCCTGGCATATTTCCCATACGCGCTAGGAAAGATGCTCTGCGTGGATTGTCTCCAGACTTTACGGGTGGCTTGAGTGTGCCACCTTTATAAGATGCTCTGCCTTTGGCATTGAGTCCACCAGCAGGGTTCTTACCTTCTTTGCGTGTCCAGGCTTCTGACATTATTTCCTCTTACTGCCATTGAAGGCATCGTAATAACTTTCATCAAAAGAGAAACGTTTCATATGTGGAACCGTTGCTCCTGTGTGACACCAGACTGGAATTCCTGCCTTATCACATAGGGCAAAGAAATAAATGTCTTCGCCCATAAAAGATTTGTTTACACCTATCTCAGTAAAGATTGGTGCGTTAGGAACTTCTTCAAGTATCTTTGTAATAACATTTCTGTGCATAAGCACAAACCCCATACCTGCTGCTCCTACCCGTAGGAACTTATTCTTAGGCATTGGGTGCATTCTTTTGATTCCAACTTGTTCATCTTGTTCTACGAACTCAAAGACTGTTGGCATTGGAATCATCAGTGGTTCTTCAGGTGTATCAGTAGTAAAGTAAACTCCTGTAAGAAGTGGACGTTCTACTGAATCTCTGTTATCCCATAGAAGTTTGAACTTTTCTGGACTAACAACAACATCTGAATCAAGCCATAGAAGCCAGTCAGATTTATTATTCTCATACCAGTACTTGACAATAGTTTCCCTTTGTCTACCGATTTGATTACCTTGGCTGCGTAGTGAAGTTTCAAACTTTAGTCCTGAGTGGAGTAGTACATCCACCATTCCTTGAGTAAACTTCCCATCAACCATTCCATTGTCACACCAAGCAACTGAAATTGTTTCTTGCATTGTCCCCACCTTTATTATTTCTTCTTTGCTGTTGCTTTAGTCTTGTTCAAACCAGGAGTTGTTCTTGTCTCTGGAATAAACATTCCTGGGTACTTGGCATTGAGTGCAGCAGTTGCTTCTTTCTGTGCCTTTGCTACGCCAGCCTTTGATACTTGTTGACGATACATCTTTGCAGCAGCATCACCAGTTGGTTGCATTGCCATTTACTTCTTCTTGCCCATTTTCTTAGGCATAGCCTTCTTGCCAGCCTTCTTCATTGGCTTGCCAGTTTTCTTGGCTTCCATCTTGGCTGCCTTCATACCCTTTGCTGTGTATGCGAATTCTTTCATTCCTACTTTTGGCATTTTATACTCCCAGTTCTTTCATTACTTCAGCGGATTTGTGGTTTATATCTTTTGCCTTAGGCATTGAGTCAGCATCGTATGCTCTACCCAATGTCTCTGACGCTTTATGTGCTGCTTCTATATCATTCATTCTTGTTCCTGAAGGCTGGATACCTTGTGCTCTCGCATCTCGATATGCCTGCAATTCAGAGTTCCATTTTTTATCTGGTATATCTCTAGTCGCATCACCTGAGTTGAGTTCAAGTGTTCCGACCTTACAACCAAAACATCCTTCAACATATTCAGGATGCTTCTGCATTCTGTGTAGATTCATTTGTCCCTTATTGTGCTACGAAGTTTGCCTCTGTTATCCCTACTCCACCAGCAATGAGTGCTGCTTTTATTGCATCGTTTACTGTGTGCTGATACCCACCGCGATAGACCTCATCGTAATCTTCTAAGTCTGAATCAACTGGGTAACGAATCTGTGAGTAAGTGGCACCAGACTTTACGATAGTAATACCTTTACGTAAGTTGGCAAAGTAAAACAAACGATGACCACCTGATGGACCTTCAAGTACATAAGGTGTTGTGAATGTATAGTCTGCCATTTGTCTCCTTATAGTGAATTTACTGCCAAGCAGTAGGTCGTGTTCGCCGTTCCTACTGCTTAGCCGTCAATCAACTATGCGATTGATGAACCTGATTCGATTCGGTATAGTGCTTCTTCGCGGTAGCGAGCAAAGCCAAGTACGCCGTACCAACCCATTGGGCGGTGACGCATCAACTTGTCCACGACTGGTCCGATGACTACGTGTGGTTCTTCGGCAACGGCTTCTGCCATTGCTTGCTGTCCTGCGAGGATTGTGCGGTACACCTTTGCAGATGAAGCACCGTCTGTTGCAGAGTAAAGGCGTGGTGACTCAACGAAGTATGCACCTTCGTATGTTCCAATTTCTCCAGCCCAGATGCGGTCCTGTGCAGAACCGTATTGGTTAGGAAGAAGCCATCCTGCTGAACCTGTCTCAGCGCGGAGGTCGTGTGAAACTTCTGGGTGGATACCAGCCCAGTAGAGTGAACCTTTACGGGCTGTTGTCTTACCAGCACGCAACTTAGCAACAGCCTTGCGGATGTTTGCTGAAGAAAGTGTTGCAGCAGCAGTAACTGTTGCTGTTGATGTTGCAGTTGAACCTGAGTAAATTACGTTAGTTCCACCACGAAGTGTTGTCATTGCAACTGAGTCGATTGAATCGGCAAGGTTGAATGCGATGATGTTAGCAATTGCTGGGTCTACATCAGAAAGACTGAAGAGTTCCAAAGCACGTGTTACAAGAACAGAGTTACCGTACTCATTGAGAGTAATAGTAACTGTTGTTGGTGTAGACATTGCTACTGCATCTGGGTCAGTTGTTTCTGTGAGTGCAGTTGTTGCTGCAGCAAGGTCAACGTAGCGTTGTAGAACAACTGTTGAACCTGGGATTGATTGGTTTGTTGGGCGCTTGTCAGCAACTGAGCGAATGAGTGGCTCTGAGCGGAGTGCGAACTCCAAGAGACGGTCATAAGCCTTCTGTACTAGACCAGCGGACCCAGCGGTTCCTCCGAGGTTATCGGAGGCTGTGGATACGAATGCGTTAGCCATTTAGGTTATTTCCTTTTTAGTAGTTAGAAACTATGATTATTGTGAGCGGAGTAGAGACAAGATTTCATCTGCAGATTCTGCATTTGCTAATCGTTGTTCTAGGTTCTCTGCTCGGTCAGGTGTTGTTGCACCTTGAGTTACACTGTCCTGCTGGCGTAATGCAGCGCGGTCAACTTCACTCGCTTTAGGTGCCTCCTGTGCACGGGTGATTCCGAACAAGTCTCCATTATCATCAAGCCAGTTATTCACTGACTCTTCTGTAATTTCCTCTAAGTCTTTTAGAATCAATCGTTGTGCCTTTGGATTTACACCTTGCTTTTCTAGGACATCTTTGACTGTACGCTCACGCTGCGACTTGGATAATCCCTCAAGTTGCTCAGTGAGTTCTTTGATACGCTTTTCATCTGAACGTTTGGCTTTCCGTAACTTCTTTAGGAGGTCACTTCCATCCATCTGTACATCGTCCTGTGTATCTAGGTCGTCTTCGTCTTCATCCCAGTAGTTGTTGCTCATAGCAACCACCCTTCTCTATTAGTTAGTTCGCAAGCCTCAGATTCCAATCGGGGGATTGGGCTGGCTCTTACTACCAGTCTTGTACGCCACTCTATGCTGGTCGATTAGAGTGGGATTCTGTTTGTTTAGAAAGCCTTTGGGCTAGAGAGTGCGCCTCGTGCCATACCTGATTTTCCAGATAAACGAGCCTTCTCTTTTTCAATAAGCATCTCTTGTTGCTTGATTGCTTTGGCATCTTTCTTGAACTGGATGTCCTCCGCTAAACCTTGTGTGTATTTGATTCCTTCTTCAGGTGATATTGCTGATAGGAATTCACCACGTGGCTTTTCGTATGCAATCCTCTGATAACCAATTTGGGCTTGTGGCTTAGTAACACCAAAGTCTGCCAATGATTGTGCTGATACTTGGTTTGCTTCTAGTCCAGCAGTAAGTGCTGAACCAGCAATCTCTGCTACCTTTACCTTACGCTCTAATGCTGGAAGCATAACTTCTGGATTGAGCATTGCAGATACAATGTCACCCTTTGAAAGGGTTGGGAAGAAAGTTCTAAATGCTGTTTCTGAATTTGGGTCTGCTTTGAGGCGGTCATATCCAAGAATAATTCTACTTGTTACATCCTCTGCATCCATTGAGTTACCAATAAGAGTTGCATAGTTTTCACGATTAGCCAGCAATGGTGTGTCATATGCCTTGAAAATCTTTTCGTATTCTTTCTCAACCTTGAGATAAGTAGCATCATCAAGTGTTGGAAGACCCTTCTTCATAAGGTTTGCATTACCAGCAAAACGCTTTAGATAAGGTTCATTATAACGTGGGTCTACTTTGAGCAAAGTAAGCAAATCAACACTATTTATTTCAGGATAATCAGCGCGTACCTTTGCTACAGCAGCAGCAACGCCTTCCATACCGTAGTTCTTTAGTGTATTTTCTATGATAGCAAATGCTGGATTCACAGTTGTTTCAGCAGGTGGGTCTACAATCTTCTTGTCTGAAACCGATGGTGCAGGTACGACTCCAGGCTTAGCAGCATTGGCTACATCTAATGGAGATATGATTGCATATGGGTCATATGCTGGCATTGCAACTGGTGCAGTACCAAGCATTCCAGCGCCATACCAAGGTTCTACAATAGGTGCTGCAATCTTTGCAGCAGCGGCAATAGCGGCAGTTTTTTCTCGCCCTCTAATTTGTGCTGGGTCAATATAATCTGCTGCAGCCATTATGAACCAATCCCAAAGTTGCGTAATACAACTTGTGTATCGTTGAGGACAGTATCTTTATATGCTTGACTCTGTAGATAGTCGTTGCTTTTATACTGATTTGTCTTGTATTCAGCAGGACGTTTGAAAGTTCCATCTGCATTCATAACATCTTCCATATCGGATACCTTGATTTGGTCCTCTGGGATACCACGAATCTGTGAACGCAATGTAATATACGGCTGTAGTTTGCTACGCATATCTTGACCAGGCTTTAGCCCAGTGGCTAGTTGACCCCATTGCAATGTTGCATTCTGATTTATATCTTCAAGGATATTGTCATAAGCCTCTTGGCTACGGATAGACTTACCTGCTAGGTTATATACAGTTCTATCACTAACTGTAATACCATTGTTATCGTAGGCTTGGCGAATCTCTCGGACTCTTCTGCCAATGCTTCCACTATCTAACACATCTTTTGCTGCTATATCTCCTGCTAATGCACCCTGTGAAGCCTTAGTAATACGTGAGTTAGCAACTGAAAGAATAATATCCTGACGCTCCTGTTGACTAACTCCACCCTTGGCACTACGTTCTCTTGTATTGAGAGCGGTCTGGTATGCCTTTATTTCTTCTTTACTTGGCTTGTCATTGAATAAGTTCAGGAAGTAATCATTGAGATTAGATGCAGCCTCTTTTGTATCAGTTACTACAACCGTTCCAGTAGGGGCATAGCCACCAGTCCTGAGGTAGTTGAGTACCTTAGGTTCCTTTTTAGCAATGTTGATAATCTCATTGAGGTCGCCTTTACCACGTTGTTCACCAACTGATATAAGTTTAGCAACAGCATCAAAGTCTTCTTTTGTTACCATACCATCAAAGGTTGGTTTGAATCCCTTTGGATATATCCCAAGAGCAAACATCTTTTTCTGGAAAGCAATACGGTCTTGCGGTGGTAACCTCTTTATATAAGATTCCTCGGACCCTGGAGTAAATACAACACCTGTAATTGGTTTACCTGTAACAGGGTCTTGACCAAGAGATACACCAGTAATTATGTCGCCAGAAGTCTTGGCAGTACTAGGTCCACCAGCACGCTGAGCCGCGGCGATAAGTGCTTCTGGAGAGATTGTTGCAGTTGTATTGGTCTTCACACCACCCTTGCCATCTCCTAATGTATTCCCACCCATTATTTTCCTTCCAATTCATTTGCGAAAAATCCATAAAACATCTTTTGAAAGTCTGGGTTCTTTTGAATAATCCACTCTGCTTGCGATGCAAGCCAATCTCTTTCAGATTGTTCAGATTGTGCACCAGTAAAATTCTTCTTGCCAAGATTTGTTAGTGCTGTCTGGCGCAAGTACATATAGTCACGCAGCGCGGTAACGGATGGAATATCTACAAATCGCTCATCAGCGGTTAGTAGTTTTAGTTGGTCAATAATTCGACCACGTTTGCTAAGGTCAAACTCTGTGACTGGACCACCACCCATTGATTCTTTTAGATACTGAACTGCAGTTGTGTATTGATTTTTATCCAGTTCACCTGAGTCAACCTTGGTCATCAGTGCATCACGAGTTGCATAGTATCTTTGATTGTTTACTTTTTTGAGAATATCTTTAGCGGGTAGACGTTTCTTTGTATCGTGGATAAGATTCCAATTGTACATCTCTGTTGATAGTCCACCGCCTGGCATTACATATCCCCAGATGTCTTGATACTTAGATGCAACATCTGGATTCTTTACAACGAATGCGTATGAATCCCAGTTTGATGGACCATTACCAGAACTTGCGCTGATGATTGCAAATGCCTGTGATGGACCATATAAGTTTAGGAAATCAAACCAAGTCTTATTGTAGTCGCCATCATTATTCTTTAGAATCTCTTGAAAGTCATTGTAGACTGCAATCTGTAGAGTTGTATCTCCGTCTTTATCCTTAGCAAGTCCTTGCTGAATAAGAGACATAGGAGATATGAGACCCACAACACCGCGCATAATGGATTCCCAACGCGCAAATGTATCTGTATCGCGCACAAGTCTTGCTTGGTCATCTGAGTCGTCAAGATTATAGTTGCCACCAGATGCAAGATAGTTCATTACTGGCTTGAAGTTAGAAGCATATGTGCCTTCTATTCCAGTAACGCCACCAATAATCTTGTTCCAGTTACCAGGAAGTACAGCAGATGCTATGCCACCACTAAAGTCTGAACGACCAAATGGGAATATCCACTTCTGAATACCCAATGGCATATTGTCAATAAAGTTATTATTGAATGTACCTAGTGCGCTAAGAGGTATTGTCACTCCTGGACCGATACCTGGCAAAATAGTTCCTGCTCCAAGAGCAAAGTTGAATGATGCTGGATTAGAAGTAAATGTCATAGGAGCACCTGAATAGTTCGCTCCAGTTGCAACCTTTGCTAGTTTAGCCATTACTGTTCCAGAAAACGGTACAAAGAACTGACGTTGCCCTGAGTTAGGGTCAGTAAAGAAGAATCCTTGGTTAGGGTCGTAGTAATCTTGTGCGTCTGTTAGCCCATAGATTGCAGATGACTCTGGATTCTGCAACCAGTCAAGTGCTTTGACACCCTTATATACTTCTAATGGATTCTCTACTGCAAGTTCAGACCATCTGCGGATGGTGTCTTCCCACGCTGATGCAAATGGTGCAATCAAACGTAGTTGATGAAAGATAAGTCGCTTCTCTTGAGCGTTGTAGAACAAACCCTTGACCTGCTTGCGTGCATAATTGTCAGCATATGCGTGAGCATCTTCAAGAGTAAGTGGACCTTTGCCATCTGCTGCACGGAAAGCATTCCATACTGGGTGTTTATCCCCAACTTGCTTTCCTGCTTTTTGCAATGTAGTCAAAGAACCTTCAGCAGCAGTAAGAAGTCTAGCCTTAGCATCAGCATCTAGAGCCTTTGCTATTTTATTGATAGCATCCCAGTAAGCCTGACGGAACTCTGGACCAAAAGTAGAATTTTTTTCTAATTCTGTTGAACGGTCAAAGAACCACTCTACGAATGTGCGCTTATCTGACTTACTTTCAAGATATGCAAGGTTGCGAGATGGCACATTCATTAGAACGCCATCCCAATTGCCAGCCTTGTCAGACAAGGATTTCAATTCCTTGGCAAATACACTTTGTGATTCAAGTAGTTCTTTCTTACCTGCACGCATTTGCTTAGAATTGCTAATCGAATTGATTGCTGAATCGGTAGGTCTAGGAATAGTCAAATCTTTGCCAGCAATTGTTGTCTTGCCTTTAGCGATAAGTTCCATAAGTGACTTATTGCCACCTGCAGCCTCGGTCACACGAGCAAGCATTGATATATCTTTGCCAGATTTAGCATCTTTTGCTGTAAACAAATACTTCTTGAGTCCATCTGGTGTCTTCAAGAATGCAGCAAAATCATTTGGTGTAGATTCTGCAAAGTCATTGAGGGTCTTGCGACCTGGACCAGTAAGAAAATAATCAACTACCGCATCTTGGCGGAACTGACCTTTAGCAATTGCTTCTGTAACAAAGGCAGGATTATATCCTGCTACTACGCGAGCCATTTCATCTGAGTTGAGCATACGAAGTGCGTTGGCAACTCCATCAAAAAATCTTTTATGTCCAAATGGAACTGCGCCAACGTTCTTGAATTGTAATACTTTGTAAGCACGCTCATCAAATGAACCTGCTTTGTCTACACCCATTATGTCAACATAGGAATTCTTCATTCCGTGACCGAGTGTTTCATCAAGTATGTCTAATGCTGTATCACCAGTTGAGAATGATTCATCAAATACTGTGTTGCGATAAGTATCAAACTGATTGAGTATACGGCGAACTACTGGTCCATCTTGACGACCAAGCCACATAGCCAATGCCATACCTGGGTTATTGAAAAATGATATGTGACCCAATGCTGCTACGCGGATTTGTTCTTCTGCAATATTACGAATAATATATGCTGGACGAACAAGTACCAGTTTCTTCCAAAAACCATTTATTGCTGCATCAGCAAGTCGTGTGCCCTCTGACAAAGTTTTGTACTTTGATAACTTAGAAGTAAGTTTGAGCAACTCACTTACTGGAGGGAAATATACGGTTGAGTTCAATAACTCAGAAGACATATGTGGTCCAGGAAGAATTACTGCATCACCTGTAAGAGTGATGTACTTTAGTTCTGCTCCTGCTGCGTGACGAGATGCCCAGTAAGATGACATTTCTTCTACACTGCTTTCAAATGCAGTTGTATACTTGTCAAAGGCATCGCGCATATGTGGAGGAACTCGCTCTGCGTGATGAGCAAATACTGCTTTCATCAACTTTACAGATGCTGCATAACCAGCAACAGAGTTAGTTGCAGCATTAGCAATCTCATCTACAATTTTATCAAGTACTTCTTTTGGAAGTTTAGCGGCTACGCCAAAATCTTCAGTCGCACGAAGAAGTTCTTCTCTATCGTGTGTATTGACAATTGCTCCACCTTTGATTTTTGTGGTGTAGCCACGCTTGAGTGGCTTAGCAATCAAATCTTTTTGTGCACGAAGACCACTATAGAAACCATCAAAGAGGGCAACAACCTTTTGATGTTCTGCCATACGTGATTGAACACGTGCTCCAACACCTTGCAAGTTCTTTGCTAGTGGCATAGCGAATGCAGTACGCTCAGTGATTGATTCACCCATACGAGATAGCAACCCAGGCTTTAGAATACCGCCCTGTATATCTCCACGAAGAAGATATGGACTTAGAATATCTACAACATCATCAGGTGTCTTAGCATCTGCTAAACCCTGAGCCATCTTGTGGTCCATACGACCACCGCTTTTACGCCAAATTTCTTTCCAGTCAGTCATCTCAACAAGTCTGTCAACTGCGACAGTGCCGTGACCACCAGTTAGGAAATCAGCAATAGCCTGATATGCAAACTCAGGACGCGCAAGAGTCTGGTCTAAGTTGGCAAGTTCTCTAACAGAGAGTCCCCACGCAGTGCGCTTATCCTTGAGACTCAAGGTAGCATCTGATAGTTTTTCTGAAAGTGTTTTTTCAGACTTGATTGCTCGAAGTGCATCCTTTGCTGCAATCTCGCGTGCACGTCCAGCAAGTTTTGCTGTGCGCTCGCGTTCTGCAACTTGTGCTAGTGAACCTTTTTTGAAATCTTTTGCTTCTTTGAGTCTTGTTTTAGCAGCATCTTCGAGTTGCTTTGCGGTAACAAGTGCATCTTCAGTAATTGGAGTCTCACCAATGAGTTGCTTTGCCCCACCAAGTTTATCTTGAGTAGCCTTGATTGTACTTTCCAATGCTGCTACATCATCTGCAGTAGACATTGGCACTCTGCCTTCAGCAGTAATGCGTGCAATATCAGCCTTCATTTGTTCAAGTTGTTTGAGTTGCTTACCAAGAGCGGCTTCTGCTCGGGCTACTACTTTAGGAGCCTTGAGTGCTGCTTCAATTGCTTTGCGTGACTCTGTTGCATTTACTAATTCTTGTGTAAATTGTGTTTCGTATTGTGCAATCTCATCTAAACGAGCCTGTGCGGTGCGAACGCCAATAGATGTTTTGATTGCATCAACGTTCTTGCCCTCACGAATAGAGCGTGCAGTTGCAAGTTCATCTTGTGCTTGAGTAATCTTGATTTTCTTGAGAGCATCTGCTTGCTTGCGAACTGCAGCAGCATCTTGAATTGCTCTGTTCTGTACTTCTTCAAGTTTCTTGATACGCTCTTCATTGGCTGCTGCTTTGCCTAATGCACCCGCAGCGCGGTCTTGCTCAGCAAGTTTCTTTAGCGCCCTTACATCTACCGCACGAGCGATACCTGGGTCGAGTAAAAAACTACCAGTAATATCTGCTGCTAATGCGATAACATTTCCAGCATCTGATTCAGGGTTGCCAAGAGTAAATAAGTTTGAATAAGTATCACCAAGGATTGTACGTGGACGATAACCAATTACTTCGCCTTTAGAATTCCTGACTGCTATCTTTGCTGCGCTAAGACTTGCTTGACGTGCAACGTGTCCAAGACCTGTTTCTTCAGATGGGAAGAATCCATCACCTAATTGGATGTCAGGGAACTTTCCTTTTTTTACATCTTCAATAGACTTGAGTGCAATTTGTCCAGCAATTGTTTGTTCAAATGCTGAAGGAACTGGAGCCTGTTGGATAGTTGGCAAACCAGCAGATGCAGATGCAAATGATTGTGCAGAACGAACTAACTCTGCACCACCAGTGCGAGCAGTTGCATTTAGTAATGAAAAAGTATTTCCTAATCCAACTGTTGCACCTTTGACTAAACCTTTGACTCCACGCCAAAATATTCCTTTGCCAGAGTTATCAAAGTTTTGTCTTTCACGTTCTTGAGCAATTGCTTTTTGGTCAGCAAGGCGAGTCTCACGAGTCTGTGCATCAATGTTAGCAATGCTTGCCCCAACATTT